GGTTTGCCAAGCTAGATCAGTACGAATTATACGATACATTAAATACTTTGCCTGACACAGAGCTTAGAGCGGTTAAGTCAACTGAATTAAAATATCCGTGGATGTTAAGTAAGTTATTAAAGGAACGTAACCTTGCATAATATTCATAAGATTATCGAACAAGATATAATTACAATAAGTTATTTATCTAATCTCTTTGATGATGCTGCAAGAACTGAACGTTACATTGCCAAGCCTAAACATCCTGGAGCGCCAAGTATGTATGACTTGTTAGTTACAAGTTATGAAAAAAAAGATATTGGCTATTACAAAAAAGAATTAAAGTTTAGAGCAACACCAAGACAAATCAGTAGATGGGAGTTAGCAATAGAAGTCTTAATGTATATCGATAAGGATATTGCAGATAATCCTATAGAGGTTAGAGAAATGATTTGGATGCGTGCAAAGAAATATAAATGGACAGAGTTAGCAAGACATTTTGGTTATCATAGAACTACAATTAAGAATAAGTATCTGACAATCCTAGGTAAGCTAGTAGATAAATTAAAAGGTAAAATAAAATTTGACTATTTAGACAGTTTTAGTAGTTAATTACCTTAATCTTCAAATATTTTTAAAAAAAATTATTTTCACTTGAATAGTTATATGAGTGTATTACAATTCGCTCATCAACGTATTTAAAGAATACGCTTTCACTTTCGTTTTTTTTTTTTTATTTTTTTTTGTTTTTTAAATCTAAAAACATAACACCGCTTATGGCTGCTAGACATAAACATCGCTTACAATGTCAGACGATCAACAAACAGAATAAGTTACCTTGTAAAGCTTCTGGAATACTTACTAAAAAAGGTACTATTCGTTGTCGTATTCACGGAGGTTGGTCCACTGGTCCTAAAACACTAGATGGTAAGCTAAAGTCTTTGAAGAACTTAAAGAATATTAATTATGACAAAGCTGAAACTAACACCAGAAATAAGTTCGAATATTATAAAGGAACTAATGAACGGCAAGCCACTAACCAGGATTTGCCAAGACAAAGCTAATCCAAGCTTATCTAAAGTTTATGATTGGATAGCAACTGATAAAGAGTTTGCAGAGAAAATATTAACTGCTCGTAAGATAGCATCACAAACCTTCCTTGATAAGATGATTGAGGAACTTGAGTTCGCAGATAATAAGAACATTGCTGTTGTTCGAGAGAAGCTACATCACTATCGATGGATGGCTTCGAAACTAATAGGTATTTATGGAGACAAGCAAGAGATCAAGCAAGATACAAATATCCAAATTACTTGGAGCAATCAAGATCAAGAGAATTATAAAGACGTTACAAACACCGTTAGTCAAGACAGCACAAACAAAGTCTCGCACACGACATGAGGTTCGTAAGTTAGTAAGTGACATACCAAGTTACAAAAGATTAAATAAGTTAATTGTTATCTAGAAAACTAATCGTTTACCAAACAACTATCGTTAAAAGTACAGCGAAAAACTGAATAAAACTAAAGAGGTGCCATATACCAAAAAGTGGTCGCCAGGTCTTATACGATAAACCTTGGGAAGAATACACATGAAGAAACACAAGAAGAGCATTAACAGATTTAAAGATGTAACAGCAATCAGTTTTACATCTAAAGACGAAGGTTTACTAATTAACTTTCACGGATTTATGAGTGAAGAGGATAAGAAGGATTTTACAGAATACTTATTTAGAAAAATAAATATGTCTTATCATGGTATGGAGCATCCACCAACTCTACACTAATGAAAGTTACAATACCTTACGCTCCAAGAAAGCAGCAAGCTTATCTGCACCAAGAATTATTAAAATATCGAAATGCAGTTTTGCTATGTCATAGACGGTTTGGCAAGTCGACACTTTGTATTAATCACTTAGTTAGATGTTGCTTGACCAATACGAATTATAATCCAAGGTATGCGTATATCGCACCAACGTATAAGCAAGCTAAAAGTATTGCTTGGGATTTCTTAAAATTTTACACCGAGAAAATTCCTGGAACGAAATACAACGAAACAGAATTAAGGTGTGATTTTATAAACGGTAGTAGAATTACTTTACTCAGCAGTGAGAACCCAGATAGCATCCGTGGCGTTTACTTAGATGGAGTTATAATCGACGAGACGGCTCAGGTACAAGCATCACTAATTGATGAAGTATTAACACCAGCGTTGTCTGACCGTAAAGGTTTTATGGTTATGGTTGGAACTCCGCAATCAATGAACAATATATTTTATGACTATTATCAAAAAGCTCAAAACGATCCTAAGTGGTTTTTATATACCGCTAGAGCTTCAGAGACAAAAATTATTGATCCTGAAGAACTGGATAATGCACTCACCGTTATGGGAGAAGCTAAATTCAAACAAGAATTTGAATGTAGTTTTACTGGCAATCAACCTGGTTCAATTTATGGTGATATTATCTCTGATCTAGAGGATAAGAAAAAAATTACTACAGTGCCGTATGATCCAGGATATTTGGTTCATACTGCTTTTGACCTTGGTTATAAGGATGACACAACAATAGTGTTTTTCCAGGAAGTAGGTCATAGCATTAATATTATTGATTGCTATGCAAACAGAAACCAAGCTTTACCGCATTATGTGGAGGTTCTAAAATCTAAACCTTATGTTTATGGAACACATTATGCGCCACACGATATTGAAGTTACTGAATTTACAAGCGGTAGATCAAGAAGAGAAGTAGCTTATCAATTAGGTGTAAAATTTAGAGTGGTCGGTAAAACACCGCTCGAAGATGGTATCCACGCAGTTAAGGTTTTGCTGCCGAGATGTAAAATTGATCTAGATAATTGCAAAGACCTTGTAAATGCTTTGCGACACTATCATAGAAAATACTCTGAAAAAGAAAGAGTGTTTAATACAAAACCAGTTCATTCATGGTCTAGTCACTATTGCGATGCTGTTAGAGTAATGGCAACTGGCTTTGAAGGATTAAAAGATACAAACGTAACTAAACAACAAACAGCAATTAACGATTACAACATTATATAATTATGGGTGGATTTGTCAGAAAAGTATTCGGTATTAAAAAACAACAACCTTCTTTTATTGAGCCAGTAGTAGAGGATGTAAAAAAAGAACTTCCTCCAGTGGATGATAAACAAAGAGAAGAAGAAGTTACCGACGAATTAGAAAAAGTAGAAAAAAAACGTAAAGGCAGACGTTCTACAATATTAAATACTAATCAAGGTCTATTAGAAATAGACGAAGAAAACATAGAAACAAAAAATTTATTAGGAGGTTAATATGGGTGGATTTGGCGGAGGAGCTTCAACTGGAGGCGGTGGTGGTAGCGGTCCAGCTGGAAGAAAATCAAGTGGCTCTTATGGAACTAAAAGAGATGCACAAAGAACATCAACAAGAAACGAAGGAAGAAAAGCTGTAAACTCAGTTGTAAACTTTGTTAAAGGTGGTGGTGTTACTGGTGCAGTGATTAGAGGTGTAAGTAGTGCTATTAAAAATAGAAATAAAAAAGCATCAAAAACTAGATTTGGTTACAGTAAACCAAAACCTAGAACTGTAGTAAATAATACTACTAGAGGAGATGGCGATAATTCAGCAAAAAGAGCAGCTCAAGCTAGAGCTAAAGAGTTAACAAAAAAAGCTCAAGGAATTGAACTCGCAAAAAAATCTGAAAAAAATTCTATTGAACAGTCAGTAAAAAAAACTCAAGCTAAAGCAAAAGAACTAGCTCCTAAAGGACCAACAGCTGTTGAGATGGCTCAGAATGAAGAAGATGCTGAGGCTAAAAGATTATTAAAAATAAAAAGAAAAGGTAGAAAATCAACTATCTTAAATGTTCCTGAAGAAGAACTGACTTTATCTACAAAACAATTACTAGGCTAATATGCAAGACGAAAAATTAAGAAAGTTCTCTAAAGAGCTAAAAGACAATATGTCTAGACTTCAGGCTAAAAGACAAGTTTGGGAAAGTCATTGGCAAGAAGTTTCTGATTATATGTTGCCGAGAAAGTCGGATGTTAATACTGAAAGAACTAGAGGTGATAAAAGAAATATAAAAATTTATGACGGTACTGCTGTACATTCTTTAGAACTACTAGCATCTAGTCTTCATGGTATGTTGACATCTGCTGCTCAAAGATGGTTTCAGTTAAGATTTAAAGAAGCCATGCTAAATGATAGCGATGAAGCGAAAGAATGGCTCGAAGACGCTATGGATAAGATGTACGTAGCAATTTCAAGATCAAATTTCCAAACCGAGATTTTTGAAAATTATCACGATTTAATTGCCTTTGGTACTTCTTGTTTATTTATAGAAGAAGATAAAGAAGACATAGTTAGGTTTTCAGCAAGACATATAAAAGAGATTTATATCTCTGAGAATGAAAGAGGTTTCGTTGATACTATTTATAGAAAATTTAAATTAACTGCAAAAGCTGCTTTAGAAAAATTTGGTAAAGATAATATAAGTAGAGACTTAGCTGTTAAATTTACTAAAACTCCGTTTGATGATGTGGAGATAGTTCACGTTGTTAGACCAAGATCAATATTTGATCCAAATAAATTGGACAAACAAAATATGCCGTTTCAATCCGTGTACATGGAATATGATACTGGACATATAATTTCCATCGGTGGCTTTCGAGAATTTCCGTATGTCGTTCCTAGATACTTAAAAGCATCTAACGAAATCTATGGCAGATCGCCTGGTATGAACTCGTTGGCAGACGTAAAGGTCTTAAACAAGATGGTAGAGGTATCTTTAAAGGCTGCACAAAAACAAGTGGATCCACCTTTATTGGTACCAGACGATGCAATGATCTTACCAGTTAGAACTGCTCCAGGATCTCTAAATTATTATAGATCAGGAAGTAGAGATCGTATTGAAAGCTTAAATATTGGAGCTAACAATCCGCTCGGACTTAATATGGAAGATCAGAGACGAAGATCTATCTCACGTACATTTCATGTCGACCAGCTGTTAATTCAGGAAAATAGAACAATGACAGCGACTGAAGTAATGCAACGTAATCAAGAGAAGATGAAGATCTTAGGACCAGTGATTGGAAGATTACAACAAGAGTTATTACAACCTCTTATTATTAGAGTGTTTAATATCATGTTAAGAAACAAACAATTCTTACAAGCTCCAGAGGTTTTAATTAATCAAGAAGTTGATATTGAATATGTTTCTCCAGTTGCTGTTGCACAAAAAGGATCACAACTTGAAAGTATTATGAGAGGACTAGAAATATTTGGTTCAGTCGCTCAGATTGCTCCAGTTACAGATTACATTGATGAAAATGGATTGGTAAAACAAATTATAAATATTCTAGGCTTGCCAGCTAAAATGATTAAATCAGATAAGCAAGTGCAAGAATTAAGAGCTGTCCGTCAAGAACAAGAAGCAGCTCAAGCTCAGATGCAACAAGAAATGATGCAAAGTGAGCAAGCTAGAAATGCTGCGCCTCTAGTACAAGCACTAAATGGCAAACAACAACAATAAATTAAAAGACTTAATTAAATTTTATAAAATAGTCTTTGGATCTGATGAAGGCAAATCTGTCATCTCAGATTTAGAAAAACGATGTCACTATAACGTATCTACGTTTAGTAAAGACAGCACAACAGAAACCGCATTTATGGAAGGTCAAAGATCAGTTCTTCTTTTCATAAAAGCGATGATCTTAAAAAAGGAGTAATCTATGGATCAGACAACTGCTGAAACGCAATCTGATACATTGGCAGTAGCTGACGTATCGGATCAATCGCAACCTCAAGAACAAAGTTTAGATTTTAAAACTTTAATTCCAGAGGCTTATAAAGAAGAAAAATCTTTACAGAATTTTTCCAATATGGATGATTTTGTAAAGTCATACCTACATTCACAAAGGTTAGTGGGTGCAGATAAAATACCAGTACCTAATAAACTAGCAACCGAAGATGATTGGAACACTGTTTATGAGAGGCTTGGTAGACCAGAAAATCCTGAAGGATATAGTTATGACCTTCCGCAAGAAAGCAAAATAGATGATGCAACTTTAAAAGCATTTTCTGCTGAAGCTCATAAGTTAGGTTTATTACCTCAGCAAGCTCAAGGTATTATGAATTATTATAATAATCTTGCTGAACAATCAGAAAAATCTCTAGAATATAGAGATGAGACAGCTAGAGCCGAGGCTGAAATAGAACTACGTAAAGAGTACGGTCCAGCTTATGATTTAAAAATATCTCAAGCTAGAAACCTTGCAACAAATACTTTAGGTGCAGATTTTTTACGTAATACAATTTTACAAGATGGATCTAGTTTAGGTAATCATCCTCAAATTGTTAGAGCATTTGCTGAACTTTCTTCCAAACTATCTGAGGATAGTATGGTTCAAGGTGAAGTAACTTCAGCTATGACTGTTAAAGAAATAGATGGTGAGATTGATAATTTAACTCAACCAGGTTCAGCTTATTGGGATAAAAATCATATTAACCATAAAAAAGCTGTTGATGAAGTTCAAAGACTTTACGAACTTAAAAATCAATCTTAATGGCTACTGAAAAATTTGAACCTCAAGGTGAAATAACAGATGTTGAGATTAGACTTGAATGTTTAAGATTAGCGACTGAATTTGGGGTAGAGAACGATCGTAAAGATCCAATACCAATTGCAGTTAAATACTACGATTGGGTAAAACAAAATTCTAAGCGACAATCCAAAAGGACCGCTTCGAGTAAAGTCTAATTAGAGA